TGTTCGCGGTGTTCGAGAACGCGAGCTGGTAGCGCAGCACATCGGCGTCGATCAGTAGCAGGGGGCCGCGCTTGTTCATGCGTCCACCCACTGCCATCCCAGGAACGCCAGCGCGAACCAGCGGTGCAGCCAGTTCGGACGCTCCCGGACCTGCACGAAGAAGTTGCCGCCAATGACCCAGGAACCGGCCGCCTGCGGTGGCCGATAGGTGACGTAGGAAGTCATGGCCGCTTCTCCGGGTAGCGCTCATACCACGCCTGTAGCTCGGCGGCGTAGCGCTTCATTCCGGCCTGGTACTCCGGGCCGTCGCCGAGCGGGTACTCGTGCTCGTCGCACACGAAGTCGGTGGTCGGGATGGTGTACGGAATCTGCGTGCAGGAGTTCCCCGTACACATCGACTGCCACATGATGATGTAGGAGTTCTCGCTGTGCCCTTTCAGGCACGAGCCATAGTCCGCACTCGGCGGCCAGGGCTTCATATCGCACGCAGCGAGGCCAGCACACAGCGCCAGGATCAGGAGAGCGCGCTTCATACCATGCTCTCGTGTACGGCGACCCAGCACTTCTCGCTAACGCGGCGGATGAAGTAGGTCGCGGTGCTCCACTCCACGGGGCGCAGCATGCGCTCGGTGCAGCACGGGCACTTGGCGTTGTAGGCATGAACCTCGGGCTGGTGTTCGAGCACAGCCACGCGGTAGGTGGTACACGGATCGATCACGCGGACATCGCCGTCAGCGGGGCCGCCAATGAAATGCACGCGAAGCCGGTTCTCGTTCATCGGTTCGATTCCTTGAGGACTTCCAGGGCGCTCGCCTTGTCGGCGTTGCAACGCTGGAGGCCGTCCTCGGCGTTGCCGCCGAAGCGGTAGAGGTCGTAGGTGGTGGTGGTCGGGTCAGCCATCACGGCGTCGAGTGAGGAGTGCGTGCCCTCAATGACGGTCGGCTGGAGGAACTGCTCCGGCACGACTTTCGAGGTGTGCGCGGCGCAGCTCGTCAGGAATGCGGCGAGACAGGTAATCGCCAGTTTCCGGGTCAGCATTTGCTGCAATCTCCACAGAGCGGTTGGTGGTGGCGCGGGCGTTCCGCAGCGCTGCATCGAAGGCAGAGCGGCGCACGGCTTCGCGGTTGAGGGTCTCGACGGTCTGCTTGAGGTCGGCCAGTTCCTTTGCCGACTCCTCCAGCTCCGTCACGCGCTGGGCCATTGCGGTGTACTTCCAGGCTGCGAAGCCGCCTGCCGCGAGCGCGGCAACGACCAGCAGCGCCGCGAGGGCGCGCAGGATGTTGGTTGGGTTCATCGGTTCTCTTGGACGTAACAGGCGACTCGCAGAAGCTCCGAGGGAGTCGCGTCGGACTTGATCTGATTCGCGCGTGCGGAGATCACGCGCACGTTGCCCCGGACGTAGCCGAGGTCAGGTTCGATGCGGTCGAGCGTGGGTGAGTTGGGGCCTTGGGCCTTGCGCCCGACAGCGCGGTACAGCGGGATGCCCAGTGCCGGGCAGAAGTCGGGGACCACGATGTCGTCCGACGTGAGGTCGAACGGCAGTCCCTTCCTAGCTGCCCGGCGTTTCGCTTGGCGCACCAGGGCGAGTGCAATGTCCCGCTTGCCGCGGGTCAGTGCGTCTCGGCCCAATTCCTTCCGATCTTGAACTCGCCATCGAGCGGACAGCGGAAGCCGAAGTAATCGCCAGCCTTGCGGATGGCAGCCTGGGCGGTCTTGCCCACGAACTCGGCCTTGTCCTCGTCCACTTCGATTTGCCACTCGTCATGGACGTTGGCGAGGAACTCGTAGTGGACGCCCGGCACCAACCCTGCGGCTTGCAGGTCGGCGTCGAGGATCACCAGGGCTTTCTTCATCACCAGCGCACCGGCCGACTGGAGCAGGGTATTGAGCGCGGCGTGGTCGCTGCGGATGTGCAGCTTCCGGCCGTCGAGACCGATCAGGTATCCCTTCTCGGCCGCGCGCTTCTTGACCCCGCGTACCAGCTTCTCCAGCGCAGGCAGCCCGGCCAGGAACTTCGAGCGGAGCTTCGCCCCGGCCTGGCGACCCTTGCCAACGATGGAGCCGAGCTTCGCGTCGCCTGCCCCATAGAGGAAGGCGTAGATGAAGGTCTTGGCGTTGTCGCGGGTTGGCAGTCCTGCCGCCGATTGGTTGACGGAGTGGATGTCGCCTTCGAGGATGACCTTGGCGTACTCGCCGCCGTCGTGCTTTGCCATGAAGTGCGCCAGGCAGCGCAGCTCCAATCCCGAGGCGTCCGCGCCGACCTGGAGCTTCCCTGTTGGGACGCAGAACAACGAGCGGCACTCGAATCCGTAGCCGCCTTCCTGGCCCTTGAGGATTCCCTTCTCCTTCGAGTGCTGGACCTTCGGCACCTGAGCGATGTTCGGCTTCGAGTGCGTCATGCGGCCGGTCACCGCTGCGTTCTGATTCACGCTGCCGTGGATGCGGCCGTCCTTCTTGATGGCCTTGAGCCACGCCTCGTCGCCTTCGGCGAGCTGGCCGAGGCGCTTGTTGACGATGAAGTGCTCCAGCAGGAGCGGGATGATCGGGAACTTGAGCGCGCCCAGGACTTCTTCGTCGATCTTCGGCTGGCCCTTCCCGGTGAACTCCTGGGGCTGCCAGCCGTACATTGCAGTCAAG